TATTAAAATGGGAGTCCGTCATCGTCATTGTTGTTTCGATCAGGACTGTGTTCCTTACTGGTTACTTCTTTATAATTATTGCTTTCTAATTTGCTGTATGGTTTACCAGCTTTACTTATCATAGTAACAAACTTAAGATATCCTTCGTTTTCTTTAATATGTTTTTGTATATCAGGATCCTCTAATTGTTGTTTAAACTTTTCTACGTTAAGACTATTCTTTGAAACTATATAGTCTTTATCATTTGTATATGTATAAAGTCCGTTTATAAATATTGTATCTGTTTTAACTGCCATTGTTTTGTGGTTTAGTTGTTAGTAAATTATAATATGCTATTGTAACTTGACCTATAGATGTCAATAACTCACTCTGTGCTTTTGCCATATCTTCACCTTTTAATTTAAGTGTTTTCTGCCAAGCGTCAGATGTTACTGTTTCAAAACCTAACTTAGATGCAACTGATAATGCAATACTTTGTTGCTGCGTTAAGGTTTCTGTACTTGTACTTGCTAGTTGATTGTTTTCTACTTTTTTCATTTGTTTACCGTATTGAATTATTTTTTTAGTTTTTTGATTAACTTTTTCGTTAAGAAGGTACATAACATTATCACCTTTTGCAAATGGATAAGTTTTATTTGCTGGATAATTAAATATAGGCATATCGCCATTTTTCATAGAAACTCTATGTTCTTTCATTAATGTTTCATCATTACCAGACCAGGTTTTACCCTCTTCTATAAAGCTGATGCTGCTTGTTCTATTTTCGTTTTGTGCTAAACTCATTGTGTATTTATTAAATTATTTTATCTGCGTATGCTAAAGTTCTTCTAGCTTTTTTATTCTCTCATCTTTTTTTAAAATCTCTTTCTCTAAAGTTTCGATTCGTAGTCTTTGCCATTTTAATTGGTCATTCACAAAGCCATTGGCTTGTGTTCGTATAAATTGTAATTTGTTTTCTGTGTACATAATTTATTATTGTTTCTTCAAAGTTATTAATTTTTTTTTATAAATAACAAATAATTCTTCAATTTCTTTTGTTTCTAATCTTTCACTTGATTTACTTTTAGCTACTAATTTGTCTGCAGTACCTTTACCATAAAGAGAATCCAGCGCTTTACCATATTCATATTGTAAACCGTTTAAAAATCTGTTGCAGTATTTACACTGGGGAAATACGTTTAGTTCATCGAAACGTGTAATAATATGGCGACGACTAACAAAATGACCAGCATCAATATTCTTAAAATGAAAAGTTTTCTCACAAGTTATACATTTACAATTACCTGTATGGTCTGCGTGTTTTAATCTTATATATTCACTAAATACTCTGTCTAGTTTTTTTATTAATTTTTGTCGCATTATATAAATATATAAAAATCTATACTATATTGTATTGTACTATATAGTTTAATATTATATTGTAAAATACTATATTGTATTAGAGCTTTCTTATTTTTTCTAGACCACGTGATCCAAAATAAGCTCCATAAACCAGTAGCATAAGTTGATTAATTATATTAAGATCATACTTAAAAAAAAAGCCTGTAGCATATACTAAAGTTAAAAATACTAATGATAATGGTCTTACGTTTTTACTAAGCCAACTATCAGACAATGCATCAGCTTCCCATCTACGAGTAACTGCATCCATCTCTTCTAACTCAATTTCAAGCATCTTTAACGCAGTTTCTTTGTCTGGTTGAGGTAAACTGTCGTCTTTTAAAATTAAGTTCTTTAAAACTCCTAATACGCCTTGATCAGGTATTGTCTCCGCTAGACTCTGAAACACCCCCGACTTCCCTAGTAGGAACTGACCTAGTTTCGTCTCTTTGAACTTTTTTCTTTTTTTGCTCATACTTTACTTTTTTAGGTTTTTCTACTTTAGGTTCTTTAAACTCTATAAGACCTAAACCTGTATTGCGATATACTAAACCTCTATTTAAACCCTCTACATAACTACAATGTACCCAACTAGGACTATCATCATTATACTCCCATATCAATACATCAAACTTTAAATTGTCTTTTATATAATAAAATATATCTCTGTTAGATACATCAGTACCATCGTTATCTATATCTATTGCTTGACCTGTTATGTGTTTACTGTTTTTGCTACCACCTACTAAAGCATTTAATCTTTCACACCTAAACATACTAGACACATATATTGGTTTTTTAAAATGGTCTCTTATAGGTTGAAATATTTTTTCTGCTGTTAGTTTTAAATTATCTAATATAATACCGCTAGGTATATTATCTACACCTTTACGTTTTGCTGTATCAGATCTTACTGCTTCTACTAAAGTTAAATTTTGTGATAGCTTCATTATCCTATATATTTATTTACATACCATTTAAAAAATTGCGTTGCCCAAAACATAGTTAAAAATAACCATACTGTTGAATATATAATATAAGGTATTTGAGCCCAAAATGCTTCTTTAATACCTTTCCAAATTTTATTTAAAAAGTTTTTCATAATGTTGTTTATTTATAAAGTTAATATTTTTTTAATAACTGCAATATTTTAATCACAGTATAAACCAACGTAGCTATTATTAAAAGTCCTTGCAAGTACTCGTTAATTTTAGATATCGTTATTACATAAACTGCTACTCCTAATACTGTTGGTTCAAATCCATTCATCTTAATTTATTTTAAATGCCATATATATATAAGTACTTCCTGATACATTTGTATTACCCCCTGCTTGTGCCAATGTAAATCCATCACTATCAAATGATGTTGTGTATGCACTTTCATCTGCTTCAGCACTACTTGTATCTGCTCTTAAATTTATACCTACACCTCTTACAGAATCACAAATAACCCAACCATTAGAACTACCTCCTGTTGTTCTTTTTATCATTAACCAGTCAGGTTGAAAACCAAGCCCTGTTATACTATTAGTTGTTCCTGTTCCAGTATAACTTCCAATCTTGCTATATCCACTTACTGAATGCCAACAATAGGCAATTATTTCTGTGCCGTTTCCATTAGCACCACTATCAGTTCCTACTGAAAAGACAGTAGATGTTGGTGCAGTACCGTTCCAAATAGTCGTTGCAGTTTGCACACCACTTGTTGAATCAAGAGCAACATATTTATCACCACCGCCTAAATCTTTATGCCAAGTCCACCAGTTTGTTGACCCATTAGTTAAATTTTTAATTATAACCATATCAGGAGCAGCTGATAATCCGTGAGGAACTTTTGTACCTGCAATACCTGTACCTTCATATTTAACTATACTAAATCCTGCATTAGCATTTGCACTAACTAATGAAAGTGGTTTAGCACTTGTTATACCAGTTGGGAATTCTAATGTACTGTTGTCAGAGATAGTTTCATTATACAAAGAATTTACTTGTGTTTGGTCTAATGCTTGTGTGTAAAATCTCATTTGGTCAATTTTACCGTCAAAAAAATCAGCATCATTTTGCCTACAACCTACCCTTAAAGTTGTTCCTGTCCTGTTAAGAGTTCTTGAAAAATCAGATAATTTAGTGCCATTTAAATATCCAGTTCCAGTTCCCGCACCATCATAAACAAACACAAAATGATACCAAGTTGATGCACTCAAACTAACTGTGTTATTAGCAATATAATCAGAATTACCATAGTTGTCGTGAAATATTATATTATTGTTTCTTAAATATATACTTGTGTCTGAAAAATTTGTTGAATTACCTAAACCCCATAACCATTGGTCGCCACTTGAAGAACTTAGAGTATCACCATAAAACCAAAACGAAACAGAATAAGCATTTGAACCAATTAAAGGATAAAATGAATCGTTTTTGAGTTTTGCATTTGTTCCATTAAAATCTGCAGCCCTTGTAAATTTAGCAGTTGTTGTGTAACTAACATTATCGTTTGCTAAATCAAAGTTACCTGACAGATCATCTGCAGTCTCAGCAAGATTTGTTTCATCAAATTTATAACCTGCTACGACACCTGCTTCCATAAATATAGTAGGTTCATTATTATCAGTTTTCCAAGCCCAACCAACCATACTTTGACTACTGCCATTAAAACCATTTCCACCACCAAGTGTAAACCCATCTGAATCATAACTTGTTAAACCATTAGAGGTTGTGTCTAAAGCATTAGTAGCATTTGTATATAAATGTTTAGTAGCACCCATTATTGTATCTTGAATATTGTGCCAAGTAGTGCCACCCCTTTGTTTCAGCCAAACTAAATTAGGTGCAAATCCTAAACCATTAATAGTTTGTGATGAGCCAGTACCAGTCCAAGTAACAGTATTAAAACTTTTTGCTACTGTTGGCTGCTCTGTATCAGGATCTGCAGCAAATGCCATAAAAAAATATGAAGCTCCTGAAGCATTTATTTCGCTATCTGAAACTTGAGGTTCAAAACCATTAGAATAAAAATCTACAAATTTACTTGTACTTCCTGCTTGTTCAGCTTGACTGTTGTTTGCTTCTATTCTTGTATTTCTTGGGTTTGTTAGATTTCTTTTATTATCAAAAATTAACCAACCCCCTGTGCTATCTGTTCTTTTGAACATTATAAATGCAGGTTCAAATCCTGTTTCTATTAAGTTACCTGCTGCACCTGTACCGAGATATGAACCAATCTTTGAAAAGCCATCAACTGAATGAAAACAGTAGGCAATATAATCTTCTCCACTTGCATTTGTACCACCACTTGTTGTAATAGTAAAAACTGAATTAGTTGGTGCAGTATTTTGCCAAACATTTGCAGTTCTAAATGCAGGGTTTCCGTTTAGTTCAAGATATTTTGTCCAATCTAAAGCACCTACTATCCAATCTGCTGAAGATGATGTTCTTTTTATAAAAATTGCATCTGGTGCAGTTGAAAGTGAATGTCCTACTGAAGCATTAGCACCAGTCCCTGTATATTTAATAATACTGAATCCCGCATCTTGATTAGCTTGTACTGTACTTGTAGTGCTACCATCAGTATTGCTGCTTGTAGTTCCTCCGTTTGCCTTGAGGCACCAAGCTACATAATCTTGTCCATCACTATTGTAATTACTATTGCCGTCATTAAAACTAAAACCACCTGTATCAAATGAATATACACCTCTATTTTCTTCTGCATCAGAAGCACTTGGTGATATTTCTTTTAATGAACCTCTTGTACTGTCAGATAATATATGTTCTCTTGATTGTCCTCTATCTTTTATCCAAACAAAATCAGGAGTAAAATTCAGCCCATACTCATAAGTAACATTACTTGCAGTACCATCATAAGTTCTCATATCATCATTTGCATTTCCTTCAAATCTATAAGAAGCTACAAGTGAGTTTTCTTGATACAATGTAGTTACTTCACTTGCTGATAATGTTTTATTAAATACTCTAACTTGGTCTATTGTTCCACTGAAATTTGAACTATTTAAATCATAATTACCTATATTATTACCCCCTGAAACAGATTGAGTAGAAAGATCGTAAGTCCAATCCATACCTGAATCATAAACACCATCAATAAAACATTTAGTTTTGGTTGTTTGATTACCATCATAAGTAAAAACAAAATGATGCCAAGACCCATCATTATATCCACCGCTTGTTGATACAGCATTATTGGCTGCTTGGTTAGTTCCTGCCCAGTTATTAACACAAATTTTACCTGCAGGAGAGAAAGCATATCCATTATCTATTCTAATATGAAATGTGTTATTTCCAGTTCTTTTTGCAAACATATAAGAACCATCTGCAGATGTTGTTTTAAACCATAAACTATAACTTACAGTTTCGCCTTCAGCACCAAAGTTGTCAGGTATGTTTATTTTACTATCTGAATCTAAAAATATAGCACCTTGACCATATCTTCCTGCTGCATATTGTACTTCTATTCCCGTTCCGTTATAATTACCACTTTTATCATCTTCATTGTTTTCTAATTTATATAAAGCAACACAAGATGTATCTCCAAGAACTTGTAGTGTATCTACTGTTTCATTTCCAAGAGGACTTAATGATTCTACTGTTGCTGCAGTTTCTGCATATAGTGTTGAAACTTCTGATGCTGATAATTCTTTATGAAATATTCGTAGTTGGTCTATTTTACCCTCAACATTTGCTGTGCCTGTACTACTTCCTGCCCCTACATCATTATTCGAATTATTTGCAAATAAATTTGTATTACCACCAGTATATTCTAAAGAACCATTTCTGTAAATTTTAAAAGGATTTCCGTTACTGAATGTAATTACTATATGATACCATTGTCCTGTATTAAAACGCAAACCGTGGTCAAAATACCCACTATTACCTATATAACACCAATCGTTGTTATTAGGAGAAGAAATTCTAAATATGATTCTGTTTGTTTCATCAAGCTCCATCAAGTGTTGTTCGCCTGAAAGATTATTTGCATAAAACCAAATTGAAACTGAATGATTATTAGCATCTATAACATTATCAGGTAGTGTTACAACACCACTATTTGCAGTATAAGCAGCTGCACCAAACTTACCTCCATTAATAGAATGTGGTGAAGAACCATCACCCTCGTATAATACTATTCCAAAGTGTTCTGATGGTGTTATTCCTCCAGTATCAGGTGGTTTAACTAATAATCTTTTTCTAAGACTCATAACTAGGGTATTCGTATAATATAACTTGTTTTTTTGTTGTTAAAGCATTTACTTCGTTTTCTACCTGATTAGTTAAGTTACGCAGTAATTGTCTTTGATCTACTATTTCTGTAGGTACTATTTCACCATTATCTGTTTGTCTTATTATATACCAATCTGTTTTAGCTAATTCACCACCTACTATATGTTTATAGTTTGTGATCTTTTGCTCTTTTAACTCTGCTAATGTTTGTGACCAAGTTTTATCCACTGTATCTTTTCTAAACACAGTACTTTGCGAATCCCAATATATTTCACCTAAATCGTGTACCCTAGAATCATAATCTTCATCTATTATTACGTCAAATAATCCTGCATTACGAAGCTCGTCTGCTGTCATACTTCTAGCGTTTAAGTGATACCCTGTTGACGATCTGAACTTTACTGGAACGTCAGGATATGTAGTTATAATTCCGTTGTTATTTACTGCTTTCATAATTATTTCTGTATTACTATATAATAATATTTATTATCTTCTAAATATAAATCTCCTAATTCTTCTGTTTCTTCATCTATTTGTGGATCTATAACAGGAAAAAATCCCTCTTCTTCTAAAACCTCTATTGGTGAACTAGCAAATGCTTTAGAATAGAATTTAACACCGTCCCAATAACTTGGTAATATACTAAACAATTTTATTTCACCATTTATATTATTTGCCCACATTATGCTTCTTTACTTATTGTTGCCCATTGTTCTGTTGATCCATTTGTACTTACTATTTGTATAAGGTTTGCTACCGTTCCATCATAAGTACCTGTTATTTCTTTTACACTTGCAGGTAAAGTTAATGTATAATTTCCACTTATTACTAAATCTACAGTCATACCAGTACTAACGTTACTAAATGTAAGTGTAGTGTTTGCACTTAGTGTTTTAGTATGTACTGCTGCACTTGACCAATCTACATCACTTGCAGATATAGCAGCTGATGTTGTATATTCTGCTCCTAATTTAGAATATCCAACGGCATCTGCAGCAATCATACCACTTGCTACACTTCCTGTATCTCCTGTACCTACTAAGTTACCTGAAGCTGTTGGTAATACTAATACAGCACTACTTGCAGCACTATGAGGTGCAGCTTTTAATGTTTGATAATGTGCATTACTTACTTCACAATAAAATCTCATTTCTGCTACATTACCCGTACCAGTTCTTATTTGTATAGAACCATCATCTATTGTAACACCACCTGTGCTACCATTTCCACCTATTGTTAACGATCCTGACGTTGCAGTTAATGAAGAACCTAACGCTACTGATGTACCACCTATAGTAACTGCATTATTTGTTAATGAAAACTCTGTACCACTTAATGTTAGACCACTACCTGCCGTGTATGTAGTATTTGTATCACTAGCTGCTATTGTTATTGATCCATCTGCATTTGTTATCGTTACATTACTTCCTGCCGTCAATAAAGCATTCTCAAAATAAGTATTTGTAGCGTCATAAATTAGTACGTTACCTGCTGCTGCACTTGTAATATTTACATCAGTTAAATTATTTATTCCTGAATCTAATGCAAAGGTTGTACCAGTTAAACTTAATCCAGTTCCTGCTGTATATGTAGTGTCAGTATTTGTTGCTGCAATAGTAATAGATCCGTCAGCGTTTGTAATACTTACATTTGAACCTGCTGTCAGTAATGCGTTTTCAAATATAGAATTTGTATTATCATATATTAATACTTGACCTGCTGCAGGTGATGTTATAGTTGTGTCTGTTAGATTGTTTAATCCTGCGTCTAAACTAAACGTTGTTCCCGCTAATGCTAAACCTGTACCTGCAGTATAGGTTGTGTTTGTGTCAGTTGCAGCTATAGTAAATGATGGGTATGATCCTGTTATTGTAACATTACTTCCTTGTGTTAATGATACAGTTTGGTCAGGTGCAGAGTTTGTAACAGTGAAATTAGGATAGGTTCCTGATGTAGTTATTCCTGTACCTGCTGAAATAGCAACCGTTTGGTCAGGACTATCGTTAGTAATTGTAAAACTTGGATATGTACCTGAAGTAGAAATACCAGTACCACCTGTTAAAGCTACTGTCTGATCAGGTGCTGTATTAGCAATAGTTAATGTGTTGTTTGCATCATCATAAGTACTACTAATTGATGTACCTGCTACTACTAAATTTGATACCCTATCATCTACACGCTCATTAGTATAATATAAGTTTGTACCTTCTGTTAAATCTCCTGTATCCTTTGTAGCAAATGCTGTGTCAAATCTTGTTGTAGTGTAATATAAATTAGAACTACCTTCGCTTACGCTATCTGTATCAAAACTTATGTTTGCACTACCATCAAATGACTGTCCGTTTATTGTTCTTGGTGTTGATAAAGTATCTGCAGTTGATGCGGCTATCCCTAAACTATCTACATATGTTTTAGTAATGTGTGCTTGTACTTCACTTGAGCTTGGTCCAGTATAGGAAATAACTCCTGTAGAACTGTTGTAAGATAAAGAACCGTCTCCACCATTGTCAACCGCACTTATTAAAGCTCTTACATTTGCATCCGAAGGTCCTGTGTAAGTAAACACACCCGATGAATTATCGTAACTAAAACTACCTAGTCCACCTGCATCAGTTGCAGACAAATCTGTTAAACTTATACCTGCTCCACTATTGGCTATTGTGAAATTAGGATAAGTACCTGATACCGTAATACCTGTACCAGCAGTTAAACTTACTGTTTGGTCAGGTTGTGTATTTGTTATTGTAAAGCTAGGGTATGTACCACTTGCTGTAATACCTGTACCCCCAGTTAGTGCCACAGTTTGATCAGGGGCACTGTTAGTAATTGTTAGTGTACCACCTGCGTCATCATATGTTTTTGTAATACCTGTCCCTGCTTGTACTAATGTATTTACTTGATCATCTACTCTTTCTGCTGTATAATACTTGTTTGTAGCTTCTGTTATGTTATCTGTGTCTAAACTAATATTAGCAGTACCGTCAAAACTTACTCCTGCTATAGTTCTTGCAGTAGCTAGAGCTGTTGCAGTATCTGCATTACCAGTAAGATCTCCTGTCACATTACCAGTTACATTACCAGTTATTGCACCAGTTACGTTACCAGTTACATTTCCTGTTAAATTCCCTGTTACATTACCAGTCAAAGCTCCACTAAAAGCATTTGCAGTTACCGTTCCTATCGCAGTTAAATCACCGCCTGTGTTCATACTTAAACCAGTCGTATTACCTGCACCATCTGTAATTGATTGTAATGCAGAAGCTAAAGTACCGTTATCACCTACTTTTAATAGCGAAGTATATGTACTACTTATTGAATTTCCAGTTAATGTCGCCATTTTTCTTTAATTTATTATTTATATATTTTTTTAATTTTATTATATTCTTATTTTTTACTTTGTATCTTTTCATAAAACCCATCCATTAAATAAATTATCCTTATCTGGATATACATCTTCATTAGAATTTTGATTATATTCTGGAAACAAATTATTGTTAAAACTTAAATAATCTATCATTCTACGTATGTAATATTCAGAAAATTCTCTTTCTTTATTTACTAAGTAGTCTACCTCGCTTTTTGTTACACTTTCTGCGTTTTCGCTTATGTGTTTAAATACACCTGCGTTTTTTACTTGATATGCTGCAAATGGTAAGTAATCCATCATAGCAAAATGTATAAGTGCAGGTTGTACATATTTATTTACTAAAGTCAAATAATTAGGATTGTCTGTAGTAGTAAGTGTACCTGCAGTTATCAAAGCTATAATCTTCTCATATAATTTTGTACCTAAGAAATTTTGTATATGTATTTCTTGTGCAATTTTTACATAAGGCAATAACTTATCTACATCTACGTTACCGTCTATTACTGTATTCTTTTTTAAGTCCTGTATTTTAATAAATAATACCTGTGCCATTACTTCTTATTTTTTTTTGCTGTTTTATACCCTTGATTATCCATATCTTTAGGTGCTACTTTAGCTTTTTTATGACCTGCTGGTCTAGGTTTATACGTTTTAGGTATTGTTTTTACTTCTTCACTACTAGATAATGCTTTATCTTCATAGTATTCACCGTCTTTTTTCTTTTTTAACTTATAAAGTCTTTCTTCCCAGTAATGACCGCAATTAGGTCCACCTTTATATTTAAATAAATCATATGGTTGACCTTTATGACCAAACGACTTATTTACACCTTCTCTTGATGCTTTATCTATATCTTCTAATCTATATACAACACCACTTTTAGATCTAGACATCATAGTCTTACAAAAATCTCTAGTATTATCACTAGAATACTTTTCTGAATATGCATATCTTACTTTATATACACTTTTATCTAAATAACTATCACCACTTGGTTTAGATTTTATAGATTCTAATTCTAAATCATTATCTATAACACTTTGTTTCCAAGTATCTAAATCTTCATTATCTTCAGAATATTCTCTACTTGCAATTAATTCATAGTCATCCATAGTGTTACCTTGTAGTGTATCTAAAAAGTAATTTGCAGTATCATTGTTTAATTCATAGTCAGCAGACAATGATTCTTTCTTTTCTAAATCTACACCTGTTTCTTCTTCTCTAGTTTCATCATCTACAATGTGACCTTCTAGATCAGTAAATTCTAACGGTTGTAATGTCTTAAAGTATAGATTAAGAGATATATTGTTAAATGCTAATATTCTATCTAAAGCATCTAATATGTATTCTTGTTGTACTCTAATAACCATATTGTCAAATAATATACTAGCTTGTTTTAATTCATCAGCATTACTACCTAAACCATTATTACCTGTTCTTATACCTAATAGTAGTGGCGATGATAATCTGTGTCCTACAAGTATTTTATTTGTAGATTCGTCACTTAAAAATTGATATTGATTATGTGCGTCAGATAATTGTACTGGATCTATAGTAGCTGCACTTTCTTGATTGTCATTAAATGCTAATATAAATTTACCTGCATTACTACTGCCACTAAACTTTTCATATATACGTTTTTCTATTAGTTCTCTAGCTTCTTCATCTGGAGTACCATTGTTAAAATTAACAAGCATACTAGGTGCCATTCCGTTTTGTATATTATTAATGTGATAGTTAGCTACTTCTGCTTCTAATTCACAATAAGGTAAAGCTCCTTGATATGTTACAGGTGTGTAATAAAAATATCCTGCTCTATATGGTTTTATACATAAAATCTCTATTGCATTATTACCACTACCAAATGCTGGTATTCTAGTTAGTTTGTCTCTGTTTGTATATTTGCTCCAATCGTGAAAATAGTAATAACCTTTAATATCACCTTTCTTATCTGCTTTTTCAGCTCTAAGTGTTTGTACAGGAAAATGCTCTACCTTTACTATCTTACTTCTATCTACATTATAGTATACTTGTAGTGTAGCTTGTCCTAATAAATAAAAGTCAGAACAAATCTTTTTTAAATCGTCTTTGCTAAACAATGTTACAGCTTCTGCATATTCCATAGGTTTTTTATCGCTATTAGTAGCGCTTAAACCTTTACCATATATCATTTCTGTAATACCATTTATAATTGCATTATTAGTTGGACTACCTTGATACTGGTCTATTAGGTATTGATAATAGTTGTTATCTTGACCATAAGACACAAAATCTTTATTTTTTTCTTCTGTAATCTTTGGTGCTGTATATGTACTTAAATTTACTACTCTAATATTACTCATTAGTCTATTATTATATAATCATCGTTAGGATAATTAGTTGTTTCTGTGTATTCTCCGCTATTAATAGTATAATAGTCATTGTCTATTTGATTTATAGTTTGATCAGTACAAAATACTTTATCTAAGTAAATATCTTTTTCTGTTGTTACTATATTTTCCCAATTATTAGTTGCGGCTTCCCATATTACGTTATAAGTATTCCATAAGGCACCTACACCTTGTAATATTTTTAGATCATAAAATCTACCTTCTTTTAAATTAAATGTAGTAGATATTGATGCTTTGTCGTTCGTTCTTGTTAATGATACGCTTTCAGTTCTTGTAGTCGTGTTTGTACTAGTATCTCTAATTGACACAATAACTGTTGACGGATATGTTCTCGGTGCAAAAGTTATAGTTTGTGCAGATGTACTAGTTGTTAAAATCTTCATACATATATAATAAAAAAAAATATATTTTTTATATAATAAAAAAGGGAAGTTAAAAACTCCCCTTTAAAAACACACAAAAACAAAAAACTGTTATGAAGTTGGATTTATCTGTGTCGCACTTTTTAACGCAGTAACTACCGATCCTGTTATAAATAACGGTGGTATAACTTCTGTTGCTGTAAACGTCAATGTAAATCCACTCAAATCAGAATATGCTGCTCCACTTACAATAGTACCTGCTGTAACTTCAGCTCCTTGATGGAAACCTACCATTAAATAGTTAGCAGTGCTATCAGTGTCAGGATCTACAGAAGAACCTGTTACTCTGTTATTATCTTCTACTACTACGTGAGGTCTTGCAGCTGCTAGAAGTTTAATTTCTTCTTGTGTAGCTGCGTCTAAATGTGTAAATGTCAATTCTAAAGTTGTTTCGTATACTGTTGTACCTGTATCTCTAGAACTTATAATGTTTGTTGTTAATGAACTAGTCGCCCCTTTTAAATCGTATTCAAAAAAAGTTGGTGTACCAGATAGAGCTGATATATTACCAGATGCTATTGTTGCAGTACCTAAACTACCATAATCTGCAAAATATACTCTACTTAGACCACCTACTGATTCTTTACAAGGTAACTGTCTTCCTGTTGTTAATCCACAAGCCATAATTTATTTTATTTTTAAAAAAAAAGGGTGGTAGTCTATACCACCTACCCTTCTTTATTGTTATACAATTATTTTAATTACGATGTAGCGTATAATACAATATCACTACCAATAGCGTGTTGTATACCTGCTGTAAATCTCATTACTACTCTTACGTTTTGAGATCCATCTAAATCTGCCATATCAATTACTTTTACTTCGTTTTGATCTGACATTAAACCAGTTCCAAAGAATAGGTTACTAGCTTGTGCTGCTACCGCATCGTTGTCTGTTAAACCAGGAGCGTTAACTATCTTGATACCATCAAACGATAATGCATTACCACTATTGTACCATTGTGTACCTTGAGCGTTCGTACCTGCTGCACCTAATCCTGAAGCACCAAATCCACCTAATGCTCTAATATAGTTTCTATGCATATTAGAAGGTAAGTAGATTGTTAAATCTTCTGAACCATATACTGCAGATGGTATAGCGTCTGCTATTTTACCTAATTCTGCTATAATATTTGAAGAAGTAGAAGCTGTACCTGTAACGTCTACTACATCACCATCAGCACCTAGAGTTGTAATAAACCCATCGAATTGTCCTGTTGTCGCATTAGTTCCTGCCCAAATGTTTTGTTCCATTCTTTGAGCTACTTTATCTGCTACGTGAGCAATTAAAAAGTCAGAGAACTTTGGAGGTAAGTTGTCAAATGCAGAATATCCCATTTGTACTGCTTCCCAGTCAGATCTGAAATCTTTTTTACATAATTCTAAGTTCACCTGAAACTCCTCTGGTTGTAAGATTCTTTCAGTTAAAGTTAGTGTTGAAGTATCTGTAAAGTCACAAGTAGCATCTTTTACGATACCATCTGTTGCTACTTTTTTCATTACTTGCTTAAATTTTACATTAGGTACAATCGAAATGTTACCCTCTGCTAACGTTTTCCCTGATAATAGAGCAGCTGAAATATATTTTCCTGCAAATTCACCAGCATACGTTGTTGTTATTGAAGTTGTTGTTGCCATTATTTAATTAATTATTGTTAGAAATTGCTTGTAATACTCTACTATAAGTAGTGTTTTGGTTTTTGTTGACAGCAAACCTTGCACCTAATTTTTCTTGTACGTTTTCAGGTGAATGTTTAATGCCTTCTGCCGCAGGTTTAGATAATTCTTCTTGCTGTGACATTTCCTCTTTTTCTTCTTTTTTGTCCATCATTTTTTCAATGACTTCTTTAAGTTGATTCTTGACTTCTTCAACGGCTTCCGCTAAAGCTGTCATCTCTTCTTTAGTAGCATAACCCATTTCTGATTTTTCTTCTTCTTGAGCTGGTGCTTCTTCAAGGTTAGTATCTTCTACTGCTGCTGCAGCTTCTTCTACTACTTCTTCTGAATTTTTGATATCTTCTATCATACCTTCTGTTTTAACGATTAATATTCTATTGTCCGATAGTTCGTACTCACCTACTGGTAAGGGAACGTTCTGGTCCTCTGTCTTAATAAATACTTCACTACCTGATGCAAATTTATCAGCAGATAGTACAGTACCATTTTCAAGAGTCATTTCCTCTAAAGAAATTTGTTCTAATTTTACGTCTACATTACTAGGATCAACACCTAATAAAGTTTTGACCTTTGATAATATCTCTGTAGCATTCATAACTATATAATGAATACAAGATATTTTTTTATATTTTTAAATGAAGTTTTTTAAATACGACCTATTCCTTGCGCTTGTATTGAACCATCACAACACTTTATACTATAAGTATTGTCTTCACATAAACAAGCTCTTCTAGCACCTTTAGGTGAAGTCCTACTAGGTGTTTTAAATTCTTTTCTTTTTGACATTATTTACAAATACAGTAATTACAATTACACATAATAAATTTATTTATTTGACTTTGGGTGTCCTTTTGGGAGTAAGTCGTTATCACCTTTATATTTTGCATTTTGCGGTCTACCATTTCTTACTAAATACAAATACGCATTTACTCTAGCCATTGCCCATTGTTTTGCACTTGTAACATTAGGACTATGTGATACATTGAATGCACCAAGACCTCTCTGATAAACTGTTTTTAATTGACCAAGAGTTGAACCATAACCTAATTTTTTCTTATATCTTTCGTTAAACTCGTCAGACTTTTTTTGTAGACTAGCTTCTGTTGCTTTATCTACTTTTGCACCTCTACTTGTTTTAGCGTCACCTCTTGCAGTCCCCTCTCCTTTAGGTTTAGGGTTTGGCGTACTACTCTTTGGTGCTTTCTTTGATCTACGAATACCACCTCTTGGTCCTACCTCTGCAAGTTCTTCTGCAGTCATCTTTACGCACTTGTGTTTTACATAGTCTTTTTTATAACCTGGGGGACATTTATATTTTTTTTTTAAATCAGTAATGTGTTTTTCACAAGGCATATACCAATCTTTACCTTCGTATTCGTGTACGTGATGTCCTTCACATCCTATGTTCTTAGCCATTTCTTCTGCCTTTTCTTTAGTAGAGTAAGCTAAGCGATCATCTATAATAGCGTATTCTTCATTGATTACCTGTGAATATAAGTTTAGTTGCTTAATTTTACTTTCTGCCCAACTTTTAGCAGACTTACCTCCCCATAATAAGTAACTTATTGTACCACAAGCAGTTGTATCACTAGGGTCATAGTATTCTTCTGCTCTAGATAAGTAACTATACATTCTTTTTATAGTTGCGGTACTTACTTTCTCTTTTTTTGCTAATTGTTGCGCTCTAATCTTACCTACGTCTGTAGCACACTTATTATTTACTTTGTCGTTTAGTTCTATACCTCTTTTAGCGTTATTTGCAACAGAATCAGGGTAATCGTTATAACTTTCTAGTGTTACTGTAACACCATTGACAATATCTTTTAGTGTAGACAATAAAAATTCTGCTTCTTGTGTTTCTATAGCACTTAAATCATCTTTTCTGTATGTAGACTTGTCTTGAAAATAACCTTCTATTGAAAAACCTTTTACAGCACCTGTTTTTACAAATTCTTGCCATACTTTATCAGAATTTACCTTTACAGCACCTACCCAAGTACCTACAGGGTATTTTAAACCATAAAATGCTGTTTTATCTTTTACTGGATCTTCTACTATCCAACTTTCTACTAAACTTAGACCTTTTAATTGCATTTGGTGTTCTAGTGTTGCATTGTTTTGGTTACCTTCCATTAAATACAACTCACTTGCTTTACGTACAGTATCTTTGCTAAAATATATATAATATTCGCCATCATCTCCCATACGTAATATAGGCTTATTAGGTATAAGTAATGCACCTAACAATATTCTTTTCTCATCATCTACCTCTGCTAGTTTGTATTCTATATCTTTGTTTAATGTAATAAAATCTTCTTCTATCGCTGGTTTTTCTACAATAGATATAGCTTCTATACCTGAATACTCTTGTTCTTCGTCTAGTATAAGTTCTACGATCTTCATAATTATATAATATATTTATTTATGTTTTTTTTATATTCCACTTTCGTTAATAATATTTCTATCTAATTGTTGTGCTGTTGTTACATCTCCAGATACAACAAATGCTCTTGTAGGCGGTTGATTATTTAGTGTTTCTGCTATTTGATTTAATGGTGATGATCCTACTATATTAAATGCTGGTGCTTGTGCTATTGGTGCTGCTGCTGCCGACACCCCTGCTGCTCCTGCTCCGCCACCGCCAGGTACTTTTGTACCAACTATATTTTTAACTGCCGTAAAACCTGTTGTAAGTGCTGTAGCAAAGCCAATTAAACCTAACGGAAAAAATGGTTTACTATCTAATGCAGTAGTAGCAGCTTTATATGTACTCATTATTGCTTCTGCGGTTAATGCTGCTTTTGCTGCTGCGCTATTTTCATTTAATGCACCTGCTATTGCTTTTAAACCATCTTTAGCTAGATTAAATTTCATATCTGCTAAATTTTTGTCTAGTAGTTTTTCTTCTGCGTTAGCTTCTGCTACTAATCTAGTTTTTTCAGCTTGTGCTTCTTTAAATGCAGCTGATTCTTTATCAAGTAATTTTTCTTGTTCTGCAAATACATCTAATGCTAATTGTTTTCTAGCTGCTGCACCCTCTTGTTGTAATCTAAGTTTTTCTAACTCGTTGTCTGTTAAGTTAATTAACGATTGTCTTTCTGCTTCTTCTAGATCAAATGTTTGTTGTAAAAGGGTAGTTTGTAAATCTACAGACTCTTGTATTAAAGAATTTCTATTAGTAAGTTGTTCTGATTCTATACCACCTAATCTCTCAGTAACTTCTAGTTTTAAGTTTTGCGCTCTAATTAGTTCTTCTTGTAAATCTATATCATTTTCATTTAGTTCAGCTTTAGCTTCTGCTGCAGCTAATTGTAAATTTGCTAACCTAAGTTCTTCTTCTGCACCTTCCTTTAATATCCTGCCTAATTCTTCATTTGCAGCTATTCTATCTTCAATACTTTTACTTACATCATCTCTTATTTGTCTTTGTTCTTCTGCTGCTTGTAATGTAACTAATCTTTGTTTTTCTTGCTCAGCTGCTGCTATTTTAGCTGCGTTTGCTAAATCAACAGAATTTTTTACCGATTTACCTGTTTCAGTAACATATTCTTTAAATGTTTCTACACCTTGTTTTATTTTACCTGTAAATTCAGATACACCTTCTTTTACTGTATCAGTGACGCCTTTAAATTTTTCTATACCTTGTGCTGCTTCTGCAGCTGCTCCTGCAAAATCTAATGATAATATTTTTAATGCTGCCTTACCAAAAAACTTTAAGCCTTCTAACGCTTCTGCCAATGGTTGTTTTACAGAATCTATTATTGCTTGACCAAAATCCTTAATACTTTTTAATGGCTCCTTAAAGAAATTAACTACA